ATCGCTGTGACCTCGGGCCGTCCCGGGTTCGCGACGTACGGCGGGCAAGACATTCCCACCTACGACCTCACCGTAGCCGTCGCTGTACGGCGTAACTAAAGGAGCCACAATGGCAACAACTACCTTCCTGTCCAACGCCACGGTCAACGTGACTCAGGGCGCAACCACCGTCGACCTCAGCGATCAGTGTAAGTCCGTCACGCTGACGGTCGGTTACGACTCGCTGGAGTCAACTGCAATGGGCGACACGGGCCACCGTTTCGTGCAGGGCCTACAAACCGTTGAGGTCGCGCTTGAACTGTTCCTGTCCTACGGCGGCAGCGGTTCAACATCGGAAGTCGAGACGGCGCTGTACTCGTACCTCGGTCAGGGCAGTACCACGCTCGTCATCAGCCCCAGCGGCACGACCGAGTCGGCCTCGAACCCGGAGTACACCATCACAAACGCCATGCTGGCCTCGTTCACCCCGGTCAACTCAACCGTCGGCGAACTGGCAAGCGTCACCGCGACGTTCACGGGTGGTACATTCGCCCGCGACATCACCTGATCCACAGGAACCTAGGAGAAGAACATGAAACTTGACCTGAAGGTCACAACCGCCGACGGCTCGTACACCGTTTCCACCAACCTCTTTGTAATTGTTGCGTGGGAACGGAAATACAAGCGCAAAGCCTCAGAACTCGCCACCGGCATCGGCATTGAGGACTTGGCGTTCATGGCGTACGAATCCTGCAAACAATCCAACGTCCCGGTGCCGTTGCTGTTTGACGACTACATAAAGCAGCTGCAAGCCATCGAGGTTGTCGGGCAGGACGCCGAAAACCCTACGGACGAGGCAGTTACTCCCACGCCCTAGCCGCTGTGCTAGTGGCTACGGGGTACTGGCCTCCAACAATCACATTTGAGTCACGCGATCTAGCCACGGTTGTTACGATTCTCAATGAGCAAGCGAAAGCCCTGAAATGACAGCAACATCAAACATTGAGATTGCAGGCATCAAGGACGCTATTCGCTCACTTAACAAGATTGAACCGGGCCTCCGCAAAGAGTTTCAACAGGAAGCAGCCCGTATTGCCCAGCCAGCAATCGAGGAAGCCCAGCGCGGCTATGTCGGTGTCCCATTGTCAGGCATGGCGTACAACTGGTCAAAGGACGGCAAAAAACTGTTTCCGTATGACCCGGCAAAAGCTGCCCGGGGTGTCAAGGTCAAATTGGACGCTGCCCGCAATGCGATTGCCGTAATCGTCATCCAGCAAACAAACGTCGCAGCCGCCATCTTTGAAGCGGCAGGCCGCAAGACCCCCAACCGTCTTGGTCAGTCCCTAGGGCCGTTGCCTTCCGGGCGTACGCGCATTATCGGCCCCGCCGTGTACCGCAAGCGTGGCGCAATCACCCGTGAAATGGAACAGGCCGCGTTGCGTATCGTCAATCAAGTGAATCGGGAACTCAAATGATTTCAATACCCATCATTTCCGAGTTTGACGGCAAGGGTATTTCCAGCGCTGTAGAACAGTTCAAGCAACTAGAGGGCGCTGGAGCCAAGGCACAGTTTGCCATCAAGAAGGCCGCTGTGCCTGCCGCTGCCGCCCTTGCAGGGCTTGCTGTGGCGCTGGGGGATGCCGTCAAAGGTGCAATGGAAGATCAGCAAGCCGCCGCGAAATTGGCGTTTCAAATTCGCAATTTGACTGGCGCGACGGACTCACAAATTCAAGCCGTTGAAGATTGGATTAGCACACAATCACTTGCACTTGGTGTTGCGGATGACGAACTTCGACCAGCACTTGCTCGACTGGTGACGCAAACACACGATGTAGAGCGCGCACAACGACTGCTTACTTTAGGCATGGACATAGCCGCAGCGACGGGTAAGCCGTTGAGTTTGGTGACGGAACAAATTGCAAAGGCTGCTGGCGGTCAAGAAAAAGCGCTTGCAAGGTTGTCGCCCGAACTCAAGAACATGATTGCTGATGGCGCTGACTTGGACGAGGTTCTCGGACAACTCGAGTACACCTTTGGTGGAGCAGCAACAAACGCAGCAAACACCGCTGAGGGTGGTTTCAAGCGTCTTGGTGTCACCATGTCAGAAACAAAAGAATCCATTGGTACAGCCTTGTTGCCCGTCATCGAAAAGATTCTTCCCCTGTTGCAGAAACTGGCTGATTGGGCATCAAAGCACCCCACAGCGTTTCTCACCATCGCAGCCGCAATCGGTGGCGTCGCACTTGCCATCACAGCCGTAAACATTGCAATGGCAATGAACCCGTTCACCCTTATTGCCGCTGGCGTGGCAATTCTGATCGTGGGCATTGTTGCCGCTTACAAGAAGTTTGAATGGTTCCGGGACGGGATCAACGTCATCATCAACGGCATCATTAGTTACTTTGAGTTCATGATTAACGGCTGGATCATGGTTATTAACGCCGCCATTCGCGCATGGAACTTTGTGCCGGGCCACAAGGACATTGCAACCATTGGTCACATCACGCTTGGTCGTGTTGGTGATTCAGACAACAAGGCAAGCGGTGGTGCGGCAATCCCGAAAATGGCTGAAGGCGGCATTGTCACTTCCCCGACGCTTGCCTTAATTGGTGAGGCTGGCCCTGAAGCTGTTGTGCCGTTGTCAAAAATGGGGCAAATGGGTGGGGTCACAATCAACGTGCATGGCGGTGACCCGAACGCCGTTGTTGACGCGCTGCGCCGATACATGCGCCAGAACGGTTCTGTGCCGATTCGGACGGCGGCTATCGGCTGATGTTGTGGGACTTTACGGTCGAATACAGCACCGACGACTGGGTCACCCCGGTCGAAATTGGCAACGTCCAAAGCATTGACGTCAGAGCAGGGCGGCAAGCCCAAATTGACAACTTCAGTTCCGCAGGACTGACAGTCACCTGCCGCTACCCAAACGGCTTTGCGTCCCCCATCACGGCCCTTAAACCCGGTGTTGCAATCCGCGTCACAGCACTTACAACGACGGGCGGCTACCCGTTTGACGCGTTCTACGGCTACATAACTGATATTTCGGTGCAGTACGGCATCCCCTATGCGGGAAGCGTCGGGCCTGCTGACTACCTGCACATCACCGCTGAAACTGCGTTGGCGCAGTTGGCCCGGTCATCGGGCAACGGGTACTCGATGGCCGCCGGAGCTGTTACCACACAGGTCGCTACTGCTACCACACAGTCCGGCGTTGGAGTCGGCGCTCACACGTTTAGTTACTACAGCACCCGCAACGCAAGCGCGGCAACCATTAGCGGATCGTGGGCTGACTGGCTCAACACGATGGCGTTTACATTTGGTGGGCGCATCATTGACGCCGCCGACGTCTACTTGATTGGTTTTCAACCGCTTCAGGATTATTCAACCAACCCATCGTTGTACCTGAGTGACACCGGGACAGGTGTGCCGTACGATGTCGCAAACTTTGACAGCCTCGCGCAGAACTATTTCACACAGGTCACGGTTGACCCGGACGCATACGCAGCACAAACCGTAAACACGGGTTCAGCGCCGTACCGCAACTTCTCTGTCAACACATGGTCGTCTAGCACGACTGAGGCCACCGATCTTGCGAACTGGTATTTGAACAACTATAAAAACCCGTCGTTGGCTGTTTCTGAGTTGCATCTCAACCTGAACGATTCGCGCACAAACGTTGGCGTTTATAACCTCTTTAACGCAGCTGGAAGTGTGCTGTCGTTGCCCGGCGCTTTCCCTATCGGGGTTCAAATCAAAGTGCTGTTTCGTGGACAGTCTTATGTTTGCATGATTGAGGGCGGTTCGCTGTCTGCGTCACCTGACCGGGCCAGTTTGACGCTGTATGTGTCGGGTGCTGACCTCAACGCTTATTTGGTGCTGGATAATCAGACGTTCGGCAGACTCGACTACAACAAGTTAGGATTCTGATTATGGCTGTGAAAACGTTTACGACGGGTGAGGTGCTGACCACATCGGACACCAACACCTATTTGAACAACGGCGGTTTGGTTCTAATTGCACCGACGACGGTGAGCAATGGAACGGTGACGTCCGGTCAGGCCACTGTGCGAGTGAGCGGTACGGCTACCAGCGTCACGATCAACGGTGTTTTTTCGGCAGCGTATGAGGA